CCATTGCACGGGAGTCTTCCGCTTGGCCGGCAAAAGCGTTAAGACTGATTATTGTGAGTAACAAGAGCAACGTTCTCATGGTGATATTTCCTCAAAAGGTGAAGTTCGGCCAGTATCATCGCGAGCGCGTCGTCAACTTCTTTGCTCGTGAATGGTGGCGGTAAATGGGCTTCTACTGTGCGCCACTTTAGATGCTGGCGCACGATTTCGGCGGGGTCCACTTTATTCTCCAAGAATATTGCGGGCGGTTTGTACCAGCATGCTAATTTCAGCGGGATTGTAAGGCTGTGCCATACTTGACAGGATGCCCAGAAGCCCGCGCACGGCCCTGTCGTCCAGCTTGTGTGACCCTAAGTGTTTCGCCGTTACCTTGGCCTTTCCTGACGCCTTGACGGCCTCGGTCAATTTGGCCGTGTCGCCAGCACGAACCATCTTGAGTGCGAGTGTGGCGGATACTTGACCGGCAGCGACTATGTTTTGCACGGCGGCGGGCGTCTCAGCGAGGGCTAGGCCGTTCTCAATGGCGGTACGTGAGACACCCAGGCGCGCAGCGATGGCCGGGATACTGTGACCCATGTTGAGCAGGCGCAGATAACCGCGTGCTTGCTGCAACGGGGAATAGGCCAGACCTGACCCGCTACCCAGCATGTGGAAGACCGCTTCCGCGTCATTGCCGCGAAGCTGGCGGGCTTCCAGCATGTAGTCGGTGCCCTCGGCACACAAGCGACGAGCGGCCCACGTGCGGCAGTGCCCGTCACGCGCCACGATGCGACCGTCGATAACCGACACGTCAATGGGCGGGACGTACGCGCCGGCCTTCATGGCCTCGTAAAGCCGCTCGATGTGGGCGTCAAGTTCCAGGCCTTCGTCGCGCAGATTGAATCCCGCTTCGAACTCAACCACATCGGGGCGAACCTTGAAATAGGTTGCCTTCTGAATGCCCTCTTGCTTGGTTTCGGCCATTTGCTTCAGTGATACGTTTGCCATTTTTCTCTCTCCAAAGAATGTTGTGTTAGAAGCCGACTTCCGAAAGGTTTGTCGGTGCGCCAATGTCACGGGGTACGGCAATGACGCTGTAACCAACAAGCCCAAAACGAGCGGCTTTATCGGAGGCGTTCTTTTCAGAAACAAATTCATCCGGCCCGTCAAGGCCTGAACCTGCGGATACTACGTTGCCAGTCTTGGAGCCGCCGACAAAGCGTTGGGGCTTTCCGTTGATTGCGATTTGATAGTAGGTCTTAATCATCTTTTTCTCCGGTTGCGTTGTTGATGTAGTAATTATGTATCACTTAATTCCACTTGTCAACTACTTTTTATCTGATGCAAGAAAGCAACTCCATTTCGGCGCGTCGGATAATCGCCCGCGCGCGGGCTTTTGCCCCAGCCGTCGCATACCATCCATTTTCCATGCGCCAAGCACAATCGACCGCGCGAACGGTGAGCAACACCAAAATCTCATTTTGATTGTTCGGCTGGACAGGTAGAAACAATTCGATGAAATCTCGGAAGTATTGAAAAGTCACTTTCCCAGCAAGCATGCGCTCGGCTTCAGCAAAGCAATCTCGCAAGGCGTCAGAGAAAACGCCTTGCGCAAAAGGCTTGACTTGGGTCACTAGCTCTTTGATGTCCATCATTTACCCCTTCTCGTTATTCCTGGCGTTTCCCCTGGCTCGTGCGGTTGCATTTGAGGCATGACCCCGTCCGGGTAGCCAAAAGCTCGCTTCTCAGCGAGGTGCGCCGGCAGAACAAAAGGTTCGTCTGAGCGGGGGCCGTCCATCGTTGCGGCTTGCATGTGGGATTGGTTCAACCCAACGGGAACGCGGCCCCGCTGCATGTCCAAGGCTTGACAGTAGGCGAGCGCGGCGGCTACATCTTGCGGGTGCAGATCGTACGAGAAGCGACGGGGCGCGTCCTTGCGGAAGCGTGCGGCTCGGGCGGTGTTGCAAGCGATGCAACTTGCGGTCGACACGAAGCGCGGGGCGATGTGACCATAGCGGCAAGGGCGTCCGGTGAAAAAATGCGTCAAGTGCATCTCCGCTGCGACGTCTCTTGAAATTATCTTATAGTCCATGATAGCCCTTTCGTTTGTAGTAATCATCTTAGCAATTCTTTAAGCATCCGTCAAGTATGAAATAGATGAGATAAATCTTACCTGAAAACCATGTTACCCGAAAGTGGCAAAAGGTGTCCGTAAGCCAGTATTTGCAAGGGTTTGCGAGGTTACAAATTTCCTGCCAGTTCTAATAATTTCCCTATTAGTCATATAAGTTATATTTATACTACTCTACTTATACGTTTTCTGTGTACTTTATTATTTTACAGTTATTCAGTTAAATAGAGTATAGAAGATAGTAAAAGCAATGACTTATGATACCTACCCGGAACAATACCCATGAACATTTGAAGTTTTTAACGGGTAAGCCTTGATTGTGGTATTGAAAGTGCTATAAGATTGGGCCATGGCCAGACCTTGCACCCTCAACGATAAGCAGAAACAGGAGATTCTCCGGCGTTCGATAGAACTGGGAGAATCTCCCTACGCTATCGCCAAAGCTTTGAAGATTCCTGAATCTACGATCCGCCGTAATGTTGTGGCGGCTAGTGGCGTAATAAAAACAGCGGCAAATCAAATAGTTAGTGCCGAACGTGAGCTGCTGCGTTTGCCGATTGCGGCGCAAGTGGTGGCCCGCGATTACATGGCGAACCTGCGAGCAATCAGTGAAAACCTTTCGCACGCGGCCATGGTGGGGTCTGCAAGCGCCGTGAGGCTCTCAGAACTAGCGGCTGATACCATCGCTGGGGCTACTGCCTCGGAAGCCATAGACCTCGAAGGCATGCGTTTGGCGAACGGGCTAATAAAGTCTGCAAACGATGCGGCGCAGCTCGGCGTACAGTTGATCCAAGCGAACAAGGACAAGAACGTTGAACCGCCCAAGCCGGCGCGCAGTCTTGATGAGTTCTATGGAACCTGAGCCGCTGAAGGGCAGGTTAAATCCCGCCCTACGTGATTTTTGGAAGCCTCGCGCTCGGAACCGAGTACTGCACGGCGGGCGGGCTTCGTCAAAGAGCCATGACGCGGCGGGTATGGCGATCTTCCTGGCACGGAACTATCGCGTCAAATTCCTTTGCACTCGACAATTCCAGAACCGTATAGACGACTCCGTCTATACGCTGCTTAAGGCCAAGATTGAAGAGTTCAGGATGTCCTCGGACTTTGATGTCGGCAAGACGACGATTATGTGCCCCGAGACGAGTAGTGAGTTTCTATTCTATGGACGGGCGCGCAATATCTCCGAGATAAAGGGTATGGAAGATGTGGACATCCATTGGGGGGAAGAATGTGAATTGTTGACCGCTGAAGAGTGGCGCGTTATCGATCCTACCCTGCGCAGCGAGGGGTCGCAACACTGGCTCATATTCAATCCCCAATACGCGACGGATTTCGTCTATCAAAACTTCGTAGTCGACCCGCCCCGAAACACAATCGTCCGGGAGATTAACTACCTCGAAAATCCTTTCTTGTCCCAGACGATGCTTGATGTGATCGAAGACGCCAAGACCCGTGATTATGAAGAGTACGAGCACGTCTATCTCGGCGTGCCGTTGTCCGACGAGGAACGTGTCGTCATTCAACGCAAATGGCTTGAGGCGGCGATTGATGCCCACATCAAGCTTGACTTTGCACCATCGGGCCGCAAGCGCCTAGGCTACGACATTGCAGACGACGGGGACGATAAGTGCGCAACAGTAATGTCTTACGGTTCGATTATCCAGTGGGGCGAGGAATGGAAGGGCGGCGAGGATCAATTGCTGCAATCCTGTACGCGCGCCTGGGATACCGCACTCGAGCGGGCGGCAGATGAAATCGTCTACGACTGCATCGGTGTGGGCGCATCGGCGGGCGCAAAACTGAACGAACTGAACACTGCGCGCAAGAAGCGTGTCAAGCACCAGGGGTTCAACGCGGGCGGCCAGGTCTTCGCGCCTGAACGTGAGTACGCCTTTGGCAAGAGCAACGAGGATCAATTCTCGAACATCAAGGCGCAAGCGTGGTGGATGCTGGCCGACCGCTTTCGCAACACG